GAACTCCGAATAGACGTTCAAAAACATCTGCACAGAATGACCCAGCTCTCTCGCCGCCAGGGCGGGAGAGGCGTTCTGGCTGAGCAATTCAGCGGCCCTGGTGTGGCGTAGGCAGTAGGGAATTCGGTACGGCACGCGCGCTCGGTTATGCGCCTTACGCCAGGCTTTATTGAAAACGTCAGTGTCGCAATGAAATGTGTCGATCGAGTTTAAGAAGATGAAGCTCTGCTTGAACCGGGTCGAGTGATTATCGATCAGCGGGCGAACCCAGCCCGGCACATAAACTCGACGCCGAACCGATGTCTTTGTATCTGATTGGATGCGCCGCCTAACGATCTGTTTTGAGATGTCTAATCGCTCGCCGTCATAGTCTGACCATTCAAGCGCGAGCGCTTCTCCAGGGCGGAGCCCGGTTGCCCTGAGCAGCGAAAAATAAACCAGCGACTCGCCATCAAGAAATTTCATGACGGCCTCGAGTTCTGCCGGTCGATAACGCTCGATGGGCTTCTTCTGTTGCTTGCGAAAGCGAATGTTCGCGCAGGGGTTCGGGTTAACGTCTGCGTGGCGCAAGATGCCCGACAGCACGATCAACGCATTGCGCTTGGTCTTGGACGAGATGTCCTTCTGGTTGATCAGAGACTTGATCATGCCCGGCGTAATGCTATCGACCGCGAGCGACTCCCAAACCTGCCAGTGCGATCGATAGAGCGCCTGGTAGCTCATTAAGGTGGAGCGCTTCACGTCTAAGGAATCGAACCAATCGATCGCGGCGTTGCGCAGGAGCTTGCCTGCTTGCTCTTCGATCGGGAGCCCAACCTGAAGTCGCGACAGCAGCCACTCGCGGCGCTTGATTGCGCGCTTGATGAGCGCGGCGTTTACTGGGCCAGCAAGAGTCTCTTTGTACCGGCGGCCCTTCCATGAGAAATGGATGCGCAGCCCCGAGCCTCTTTCTTCGATTCCCTCTGCGATTCGAGCCATTCGCCAACCTCTTCCAGGTAGTACAGCGTTGTCTTTCCAATAACAGTGTAGTGTAAACCTCGCTCGAAGTGTCGATCGGTCCATCCCCTGACAGTGTCCTCGCTGATACCGATCATGCTGGCGAGCTTCTCTCTTGAGACAGTATTCAATTCCACAGCAGCACCCCCGCAGACACAAGCACGCACAAACTGAACAGCCAGATCGAATGCGCATTGACGCAATTAATCAACGGCTCGTAGTTATCACCCCATCGACGGCGCTTTATAAATCGCATGTGCCGTCCTCGCAGGTTGCCTTCGCCAGATGCGCGCTCAGTCGCGCGTCATCGACTTCTTCGCTGAGCACCACGTCGCGCTCGTCGTTGAATGTTTTGAATTGATGCTCTTCTCGAAACCGCTCCTCTTCAGGTTCGGGCTCAGCTTCCAACTCCATCTGAATCGCAATCTCTGCGTAGTGAATGATCTTGCGCAGATCCTCCACATTCGGCCGCAGAACTCCGTGCCGTTTTATCGTCTTGTATCGGCAGGCATATTTGATGATATTGCTTGCAATCGCCGACAGGCCGTTCGCCTCGCAAAAAACAATCGGCTGTATCTTGAACCCCTTCCTGTAGTGATCGCCCCCAACTTGTCTCTCCAGTGCGTTCATGCTCTATCTCCTCTTCAATGCTCCAATCGCTACGCCATGCCTTCGTTAACCATCTCTGCGGCTTGCGCGCGTAATACATCTCCACGTCTGTGATTTTGTGTTTGAACCTGCACTTGCGGCAGATGCCGGTCGTCCTGCGCACCCAGTTGCCGCAAATGCATATCTGAAAATTTTTGGTGTCAATCTCAGTCACTGAGACTGTCCTTAAAAAACTCGCAATCGTTTTGCTTAACGGTGAACTCGACCGGCGGCACGCTCTTATAGATCGCGCACCAGTCGATCACCATCTCGTCGCAGTAGTAGCAGGACGGATACTCGTGCATGCGCTTAGTGAGTATCAGAGAAGTCGAAACTTCCTTTTTCTTTGTACGCTCTCGCAAGCAGCACCCCCACCATGTCTTGAGTCAATTTGATTTGCTGGTTCATTTCTTTGAACAGCTCGATCAACTCCTCAACATCTTGTTCTTCAAATTCAATCGTCATCTTTCTCATTTATTTGCTCGCTCAAAACTGTCCAAGCCTTTGCTGCTTGCTGCGGAACTACTCCGTTGCCCAAGAGCCTAAGTCGGTCCACCCTGTCGGCAACCCCATGAGCCACTCGACCCAATTTGGGTTCAACTGACCAAGAGACGGAGCCGCTGGCGCCTGTCTTTTTTTCACCGCTGTCGGCAAATCCAGCTCCTCTCCCTTCAGGCTGCGCCCGCTGCTCCCGTGGTGATCCCTTGCTTGAGGCGTCGGCCACATCTGAACCGCAGCCGGAAGACCGTTTCTCGGGTTCTCTGGGTCGCAATTGACCCCCTTCTTCGCATCGTTTGCTTTCGGAGTCGGCCACATTTGAACTGCGACTTGAAGCGGGGTGCCTCCTTGAGCATATTTTTTCGAGCGGCTCGTCGATGAGTCTTGGGTGGGCGTCGGCCATAATGAAGACTCGTTTTCTTCGATGCGGTGCTCCGACTTCAGCCGCGCTGAATATTCCCCACGTCGCTTTGTAACTATCTGCTTCCAAGTCAGCGATGACTTCTCGCAATCCGAGGCTGATGTGTCCCTCAACGTTTTCAAAGAAGCATCGAAAAGGTCTGATTGTCTGAACGTGTCGTCTAATGTGCGGCCAAAGGTGCCTTGGATCGTCTGCGCCTTTTCGTTTTCCCGCAGCCGAAAAGGGCTGGCATGGGTAGCCGCCAGTGATGAGGCCCACTCGATCTCGAAATAGGTGTGCTGGGAAGGTTTTAAGGTCCGACCAAATAGGCGCTGGACCCAAGGCTCCCGTTTCCATCTTCGATACCAGGTTGGCAATGGCGAAGGCTTCGATCTCCACATAAGCGACAACTCTATGGTTGACGCCAGCGAGCTCAAGCCCTCGCTCGATGCCACCGTATCCAGCGCAAAAGGCAATGACGTTTGCAGGCTTTTCGGAACTATCCACATTAACCGACCACCACTGCATCAAAGCTTTCTTTGAACGTGTCAACGATCGGATCGCCAAGGACGCTCACGTCGATCACGGCCGCCATCTCTTTTGATGTGAAGCCGCCCTTACCGTTTACAAACTCGGCGCCGGTCGATTTGTTGCGATAGCGCACCGCGTCATCGTCCCCATCAATGCAGTCAGCCCAGTTGGTTAGCAGCGCAGGGATGAACAGGTGCTGCTCGCAGCCGAGACGCTGGTCTTCATGACCTAAATCTTTTTGATGCTTGCTGCATGACCAGCGGGCATCGCCGTCCAGCTCGGGCGTCGCAAAACAACACGTCCTGCAATTAGCCTGCGGCACTCGATTGCCATGACAGACGCTGCTCTGGTCGCACCATTTGCATTTGTAGAACGCAGGATCGTGACTGATCCCCTCGGGCGGCAGGTCGCTCGTAATGATTCGCTCGGCTTTCGCGAGCAAGCCCTCAGCGGCCTGCTTGTCGTACTTGACGCGCTCGTAATACAGCTCGTCGTCGTTCTTGTTGACGGCCTGGTACAGCGCGCGCTCGAGGCCCATGAGATGCATGTAAGTCTGCATCTGCGCAAAGTGCTCGGGCTTCGCCTCTTTGACGCCCTTGTCTCGAACGTTCTTGAAGCTCTTCTCGTTGTGCGTCTTCTGCTCGCTCACATGCGGCGTCTTGGGCGCCTCAACCAAACCCTGGACCACGCCGTCGAGTGAGCCGCCAAAGTGGCCTCCGACCGCCTCTACGCGCCATTGCTGATTGGTGTCTGGGTCAACGTCCCAAACATTCAGGCCAGCCTGGCGCAGCAAAAAATTAAACACCTCTTCCTCGCGGGCGCCGCGATTGAAAAGACGTAAGAGGCGTGCGTTGTGCTTCACCTGCACAGCCCATCGAAAAATAAACCACAGCTTTCTCTGGCACTCATCACCAATCAGGCTTGCCCCAAGGTGCGCTCGGCCACCGCCATTGGTGGCCTGCGCTTCCTCGGTCGCTCGCTCAACAAGCTTGAGGGTGGTGTGCTGCTCTTCCGGCAGGGCAACCATGCGCCTACTCCCAGGGCTTTTTGCCGGGGGCTGACGCAGCAGGAGCGGCGACAGCGGGAGTCGCGACAGCAGCAGGGGCTGCGGGCGCTGCGGCGGGCGCGGAGCGGCCGGCCGGGGCGTAGGCTTTGATTTCGTTGGAGTCTTCGTAGCCGTTGTCGCCTTTGCGGATCGTCACGGTGACCATCACTTCCTTGTAGTGCAGCTCCTCCGTGTCG